GCACACTAGAAGATGGTGTCCATTTAACTGTCAAGCATATTGCCACAGAAGGCGATTGGATTATTCGAGGTGTGCAAGGCGAGTTCTACGCTTGCAAGCCAGATATCTTTGATGCCACTTACGAGCCAGCAGAATGAAATTCTTTGAACCCCTACGTGATGACCTAATGGTACAGCAACAGATCTCAAATGCGTGGGAACACATGGTAGGTGTTATCATGCTAAACCAAACTAGTCGTAAACCGGTTAAACTGACCTTGCCAGAATTCCTATATTGGTTTCCTACACCTCAAGCATTACTCCGTGCTGACGAGGACTTTGTGAAAACTATCCTAGCACCATTGGGCATGATGAATATTCGTTATGAACGACTAGTTCGTATGAGCCAAGATTACTTGACCTGGGACGGTGAAGATGCTAAAAAGTTATATGGCATTGGAAAATATGGTAGTGATAGTTATGAAATATTTTTTAAAAATAACTACTCAGTAGAGCCCACCGACAAAGAATTAAAAAGATATTTAGAAGAGGAAGTATATGAATCCGTTTCGTGATCAAGAAAAGTTTATGCGAGCCTGTGATCAAACTGTTGGCACAGAAGATATTAAACAGTTTGCCATGTATGTAGGTCTGATTAAAGAAGAACACGATGAGTTAACTGTGGCTATCAACAACAATGACAAAGTAGAAACTTTGGATGCGTTGATTGATATTTTAGTTGTTACCATCGGTGCTATCCATAGTATGGGTGCAGATGCAGAAGGTGCATGGAAAGAAGTTATGAATACAAACTTTGCCAAAATTGATAAAGAAACTGGCAAGGTTCGTAAACGTGAAGATGGCAAAGTATTAAAGCCAGTAGGGTGGACTCCTCCCGAATTAGAACAATTTATTAAAAAGGAACACAATGCCTAATTTAGTACCAATGGTAATCGAGCAAGAAGCTCGTGGAGAACGTAGTTATGACATTTACAGTCGATTGCTTAAGGATCGAATTGTCATGCTGGACACAGATGTTAATGAACACTCAGCAAGTTTAATCGTAGCACAGCTACTTTTCTTAGAAAGTCAAGGTAATGAGGATATTAATTTTTTCATTAATAGCCCTGGCGGTGTTGTTACCGCTGGTATGGCAATTTACGATACTATGCAGTTCATCAAGCCAGATGTCTCGACCATCGTTATGGGACAGGCTTGCTCAATGGGTAGTTTACTCGCCACTGCTGGCGCTCCTGGTAAACGTAAAATGCTACCTAATGCTCGCCACATGATTCATCAACCTAGTGGCGGTGCTGGTGGACAAGCTACAGACATGGAAATCCAAGTAAAAGAGATCCTAAAAATGAAGCAAAGTTTAACCCAAATTTACGTAGACCATAATAGCAAGGGCAAGACTTTTGAAGAGTTTTATAATGCTATGGAACGTGATAACTTTATGAGTGCCCAAGAAGCTGTAGATTTTGGGTTGGTTGACGAGATTATTACAAAACGCCCTTAATGACAGATGCAAAAAAATATATCGAAATACAATTAATTGAGCAATATAAAAATCATCCCGCTATGGAGTCATATCCAAGGGGGATTGATTTTTTAGATATTCCAAAATTTAATTGTAATATTCCAACCCGAGCCTTAAGTATAGATTGGCGGGGAGATAGTCATATTTGTACCTGTGAAGTATTTCTTCCAATCTCTGTAGGTAAAATTACTGAATTTGATCAATTGGAAGATATATGGCAATCTGAGGTTGCCAAAGAGATACAAAAAGATATAATGGTGGATAGGCGATTTACCAATTGTGCCGTTCAGCACTGTGGTATTTTAAAATCAAATCAAATTTTAACTAACTATCTTCTAAGTATAGATGTAGACGAAAGTTGTAATCTAGCATGCCCTAGTTGCAGACGTAGTGCTATGAACATTACTGTTGGTCCAGAGTTCGATCGTAGAAAAACTATTATAGATCATATATTAAATTTAGTTAAAAAATTTGATAAACCTATAACAATTACAACTTCGGGCGGAGACATATTTGCTAGTACTATACTCCGACCATTATTTCTAAATTGGGAACCAAAAGATACTGAATATTTTATGTTCCAAACTAATGGACTTCTTTTAAAAAAACTGTTGTCAAAAACTAAAATTGCATCTAGAATTACAGATTTAAAAATAAGCATAGACGCTGGATCTAAAGAAGTTTATGAGGTTGTAAGGAAGCCTGGAAAATTCCAAGATATTGAGTATAATTTAAAATGGTTAAGCGAGAATAGGCACATATTACCAAATGCTAATATTTCTCTCAAATTTGTATTACAATCTGCTAATGCAGGGGATCTAATAAATTTTGCTGCCTTATGCCGAAAATATAATTTTTTTGGAACAGTTAGTAAATTAGATGATTGGGGAACGTGGGATAATTTCAGCGATTATGATGTTATCGGAAATATAAATCACCCCAAACGCCAACTGGCGAAAGAACAGATAAAGTATATACTTAATGAGTATAGTCCTAGTGAAATTCAAATAAAGGACAACCTTAATAGTAGCATATAATTGGTAGCCATAGTATAATATAAATAGTATTGTCTAGGAGTGTACTATGGCCCAACTACCATTTAATTGGTCAGAACTAACCCGCAGTAACCTGTACTCTATGTTCTATTCGCTTAACAGCGAAATAGTGGGCAAAGAGCTATCTCCTAATCAAATCCAAAAACGCATTAATCGGCACATTAAAGCACATTTGCCTATTAAGGTTAAAAAATGCTTGTATGCTCCTACAACTCCGGGCTACATCTTTATGGGCGGGTGTTACTATAGCCATTTAGACCGAAAGGGCAACCCTGCTATAGAAGTCAATTTTAACTATAATCCTGAAGAAACCAAAATGCGCATAACTGCTTATCGTTTCAAACGCATGGCTGTTCGATTTAGTGATGTTATATGTCACGAAATAATCCATATGCGACAATTCCGAGCCAGAGGATTTAAAAATATTCCAGGTTATCAAAGTACGGCCCAGTTAACCAAAGAGCGTAAACAGCAAGAATACTACGGTGATACAGATGAAATGGGTGCTCATGCTTTTAATGCCGCTTGCGAATTAATTGATCGTTTTGGCTACGATCCAACTCGTATAGGACATTATCTAGATTCAAACCAATGTCGACGTCATAAGAATATGACTTGGTACACATATCTCAAAATTTTTGATTGGAATCACAATCATCCTATTGTACGCAGAATGAGAAATTTAATTATGCGTCAATTAGAAAATGCCTACTACGGCACACCATTTAGAACAAGCCTCTGGTTGACATACTGATAACTATACTGTATAATATACACTTGTACAGTTAATTATTGGAGTCAACATGAGCGTTTGTGCCAGCCATATTTGGGCGTTAGAAACCCATCCTAGTCGTTTAAACAAAGAGGCTATCATCGAAGCTATTGCCCAAGAAGGCAATAATGAATTCTTCGAAGGATGCAGACTTGCACTAGATCCAATGATTACTTTTGGACTTAAACAAATACCGGAGAAACAAGATGAAGACGGCCCTGGCTTACCTTGGGACAGTTTTACTCTCGCTATTACTGGCTTTGTCAGTCGCAATGTCACAGGTAATACAGCTCGCGACATGATTCAAACGATGATGAAGTCAGCAACCAAAGCAGAGTGGAACAGTTGGTATCGTAGAATTTTAATCAAAGACTTACGCTGTGGTGTAAGCGAAAAAACAATTAACAAAGTAGTAGAGAAAAAATATGCTGATTACAGTATTCCTGTGTTTGGTTGCCAGCTTGCCCACGATAGTGCTAATCATGAAAATAAAGTCTCGGGCAAAAAACTTATTGAGGTTAAACTTGATGGGGTTCGTGTTATCACTATTGTTCGTGCAGATGGCCGCGTCGATATGTTTAGTCGTAACGGTAAGGAACTTGCTAACTTCCCTCACATAGCAGAACAGATTAGTAACGTAATCAAACAGAAAGGTTCTAGCAAGAGCATGGATGTAGTGCTAGACGGTGAGATTATGAGCTCCAGTTTCCAAGACTTAATGAAACAAGTACACCGCAAGGACAATGTCAAAGCAGGTGATGCTGTACTACACTTGTTTGATGTGTTACCTTTGGAAGACTTTGAAAAAGGTATTTACAACAAAGACCAAGAAACTCGTAGTGAGATGGTTAAGTTTTGGGTAGCAACAAATAAAGACCTATTGCCTAATGTGACAGCTTTAGAAAACGAGTTGGTTGATTTGGATACCGAAGAAGGCCAAAAGCGTTTCAAAGAAATCAACGCACAAGCCATTGCTGGTGGTTACGAAGGTATTATGA